TTCTGTCTTGTTTCCCCACTTTTCAAGTTCTTCTTTGAATATTTGATATTCTCCTTTTCTAAATTTTCTATACCAACTTCTAGTTGGCTCTGGTGTTTTTATTCCATAGTTAGCCAAAACTGTCTTTGCTAAATGTAAACAATCAACAGCACCATTTTTTTCTGGATCAGCACCTAGTCTATATGGCATACCAACTAACTTGGCAGGTTTCATCGGTTTTGTATATCACCAGTAACAGGTAACGATCCAACAAGCCCTGTTGTTAATCTTCTATTAGGTGCAGTGGTTCCAACAGCATCTATAGAACTTGATAGTATTATTTCTATAGTTTCAAAATCATAAGACATAGAAGCTGCTAACCAATTATCTCTTGTAAGAAAATAATTTCCATATATTTGTTTTGGCTCTAAAGTAGCTGGATTTACCACTGATACAAATATCTCTACATAATATTTATTAAGTACAGCCTCTTGTGCATAATTCATTGCAAGATCATTATTAGCAAATAACAAACCAGCTTCTAAATTATCTCCCGATCTATTTTTTGCAGCACCTTGATATATAAATGGTAAATAATAATAATCTTGATTATCAACAGGAAAGGTAATTTTATTGGTTTTTGCTTTTACATATTTATCTCTTTGTGTAGTTGTATCTCTAACACTCAATGCTGCATAATCTTCTCTTTTTGCATTTTGGTATCTTTGTTTTACATCACCATTAGAATCATAAATATTCATAAAAGTGACAATAGTTGTGATGCTCATATACCTATTTTAGATCGTTGACTACGGCTATTTTTTAAAGTACTCATCATTTTTGATTGGCCCATTGATGCTCCTTGTTGTGCAGCAGCACTTATTATCTGCGGTACAGAATCTTTTGGAACGTAATCATCTCCATTAAAGTTTAGGACAGGTCCAGTATATTCAACAACTGTGCTACCAGAAGCACCTGCAACTGTACCAGCTTCATGGCTACCACCTGGAATTACTGCACCACCTCTTGCACCTGCTGAATATCTAGACATCGCACCATCCATTTTAGATGCAGGGATAATATATTCTGGTTCGCCACCTTCTCCAACCATTCCAAGTGTAGGAGAATTGACAACACCTCCATATTGAAAAGCTTTAAAACTACCTGCTCTAGAATAACCACCCTGCTCAAAGAAACTACCAAACATTGAACTAAAAGCTCTATTTAAAAACATTGATGCCAACTGTCTTGCAACACCTGCTAATGATTGACTAAGAGTTTTTGTACCATCAATTAACCCCATCACAGCATTTGTCATGCCACTAGCCAAAATATTAGTGATCTCTGAATATTTTTGTTTTTGCTCGTCTAAAGTTTTATTTAACTTATTATTTTTATCGTTTATATTGTTTTCTGTATTATTTATGCCATCTTTTACATTTTTTATATCTTTATTAGTTTTTAAGGTAGTTTTTGCTGCATCTGCAATTTTTCCTTCAACATCTAAATTTTTGTTTAAAATTTTATTTACAGCATCAGCAGTATTAATTTCTAACCTTTCTTTAAAAAATTCTTCTACACCAGCCCCAGCCAAGGGACCTTCAACAGCACCAACATTAAAATTAAATTTCTCTTTGGTTTCTTGGATTGCTTTTTGCCTCGCTTGTAATTCAGCCTGTGCAATCTGTGGTCCAGCACTTACTCTTGTTATTAAACGATTAATTTGATTTACAGCGTCAATCGCTAGATTTAAAATAGTTTTTATTGCAGGTCCAAGCTTTTCGCCTACGTTTCTTGCCAAAGTTTCAACACTGTCAACAAGAGTGCTAAATCTTCCAGCTAAAGTTTGAGACTGAGATATTGCACCTTCAAAATAGAGTCCTCCTTCTTTTGTTAAATTTATAAATGCTTGTTCAACTAAATCAGCACCTAATTTACCTTTGCTCATTGCTTTCAGAAGATCATCTCCGTATAAACCTGTAATTTTTGATAATTCATCCGTGACATTAATACCCCTTTCTTGGAATTGTAAAAGCTCTTCCATTGTCATTCTTCCTTTAGCTTGTATCTTTCCATAAACTGCTGCTACCTCTCCTAATGGTTTGCCAACTGCTCCAGAAACATCAGCTAATTGTTTTGTTACATCAACTAATTTTTCGGTATCAATACCAAAAGCCTTTAATCGTTGTGCTGATGAAATTAATTCAGTACTTGTGAATGGTGTAACAGCACCAAAATCTTGAAGTTCTTTTATTATCCTATTTGTTTTAGTTGCTGAGCCTGTTAGTTTTTCTAAACTTTTTCTTTGAGTTTCAAGTTCTGCTGTTTTTACAAAAACAAATCTTGCTGAACCAATAACTGCAAAAGCTGCTAATAATGGCCTTAGACTTGCAGCTAAAGAACGTACACCAGTGCTTGCTGATCTTGCAGCTCTTCCTGTATTTTTTAAAGCGGTTTGTGTTTTTTGCGATCTTCTTGTTACTTTATTAAATGCCTCACTTAACTTATTACTTGAATTTTTAAGTTTGTCTAAATTTCTATTAGCATCTTTTGCTGATACTTTAATTTTTATACCAACTTCGCCAGCCACAAAAAAATTGCAATTAATTATATATTACCTGCGTTTGGCACTTTTTAAAGTTTTTTCATGTTCATCATTTAATATTTCAAAATACGCAGCCCAAATTATTAACTCAGATTCTGTTATATGTCGTTTTAAATCATATAATGTATAACCTAATTCTTTAGCCACACCTAACTGGAGCATCAAAAAATTATCTCTTTTGACCTCCTTTTTTATTTTTTTACATCAACTTCCTCACTGTCTTTAAACTCTTCACTAATAACAGCAAGCATTAATGCCTGGAGGTCTGCATCTTTACATTCATTTTTTAATTCAGCAGCATGACCAGCAGTAAACATCCTTACTCCATTTTCATCTGTTGCCTTTTGAATCAATAACTGAAGAGCCATAGCATTAAGGTCATCTTTAGTTCCCTTTTGTGCTCTTTCTCTTTCAGCCATTGTTAATGGTGTTGACCAAAATTCAAAGATGTCACCATTTGTAAGTTCTACTTCTCTTTTAATTGGCTGCAAGTTAGCAGCCTTTTTTAATTTCTCCAGTGGAGAGAGTCGGGGTTTTGGGGTTGCCATAAAATAAATTAACTAATTTAACTTATCAACTACTTGTGCTGAAGTCAAAGGTTGGTGCTTCAGTTGGTTTGAATGTAATCTCCACAGACTGTGCATCATCTGGATTTACATTAAATTCTGCATCTGAAAGCATTGCATCTAATTGAATACTTCTACTTAAAGCTTCAGTTCCTTTTTTATCTGTATAAAGTTTAAATGCAGCACCAACTTGGTTTCTCTGTATTACATCTTCAACCATTCTATTAGCTATAGCAGAATCCTCATCTGTGACAAATACAGTTGCTGTTCCTTCACCATCAGCAAAACCAGGAACAAATGTTCTAAATGGAACTGCCTGTGTGCTTTGCTGACCAATAGTTGTTGTATCTATTTGTTCTCTTGATATAGAAAAACTCCACTGTTGCACTTCACCTACGGCTGCAAAATCTGCATAAGCAACTTGAAACTCATTTGGTGATGCTGCTGTTCCAACATCAGTGATATTCACTGCCGATCCACCTAATGTTGCTGATACCTGCAAAGCTCCTGTAGCTGCTGTATAAGCAATGACAAAGAAAGTATCACTGGCATTTAAACCTGCTGGCAAAGTACCTGTACCACTAGCACCTGTCTGTGCATTGATTACAGAAAACTTAACACCATCACCTACTTTAAAGTTTAGGTAAGTTTCTACAGTAATAGTTTCAGTTGCTATTGCAACATTTGCCGTTCCAAAAGTGCCTTTAGTACCTGCTGGTTTGTAATACAACGCACCGCTAGTACCAGATAATACAGTTGCCATTTTTAAAAATTAAACAGATTTTATTCTATTGTAACCATGCTTCAAAAATAAAGCTCAACTCAGTCTGAAAGAAAGGTTGTGGACTTGCAGGTGAAACTTGGCTTGGTCCTACTGTATCACCAAAAATGATCTGACTGACAGTTTGTCTATGAAATAAATCTTTTATACGTTCTGCAATCGTATAATTAGCACCTGATCCAGCCCCTTGAGGTGTGAATACATTTACTATCAGTTCACCATTATGTTTATTATATCCACTTGTTGGTGCTTGTAATGTTGCTGATTCATGTGTACCAAATGTAATTGATGACTGCACCCAACTTGTGTTATTTGGTGGTGTGAAAGGCACGTTTTGAAAAGCAACAGTATATGCTGGTGCGTTTGCCATCTCAGTCGCTAGTCTTGCTTCTATTGCAGTTCTTATTTCGTTAATTGTATTCATAATGATCTAAGCTCCTTCATCATATTTCTTTCAGTTTGTTCAATAAG